TTTTTCTCCTAGTAAGAGACTTAATACCTTTAATATTGTTCTGTTTAACAATGTCGTTTACAATATAATATTTGTTGGGCTTCCAGTAGCTGTTATAATGAAATTCACTACTTAACTGATTAACCTTGCCAACAATTTCGCCGTCTAAATTTAATGTTAACCCGGATGGCAATTTACCATCTTCGAGCGTATATAAAACAGCTGATGTCGACAATGTACTAGCAGCTACAACACTTAGCGTACTTACGTAGCCGGTGTCAATAGTACCTAAGTTGGTAGGTGTTATCCAAGTCATTACGCTTTCAATTTCGCCTAGAATATCAACTGTAAACACACGTCTACTAATTGATGTTTCGGTTCCTTGACCAAACCTAATGGCCTTAATGGTAAACGAATAGGTACGTGTAATAGCTGGTTGATAAGGAACAGTACCAAACACTTCACTTGATGTAGTATCAAACTCCATTCCTGGCGGCAATATACTATCTGTACCTATGTAGATGGCCGATCCGTTAGGTATAGTTAATTCAAGAGGAACGTTAACTGATATTCTATAAGTATCACCGCCTAGTATATCGACACCGGTTATAGTGTATATCTGTTCAGTAGCGCCTTCAAGTTCACCGTTAAATGTTATCTTATACCCAATTTGTGGAACTGCGCTGGCACGCTCAATTCGTATGTTAGGTAGTCCTAATCTATTATCGCTAGATAGTTCTCGTATACATACTCCGCTTATAAGTGCGTTAACTTCAGCAAACGCATACACAATTGGCCCTAGATCACTAAATCCTTCGTAGACATCAATTTTAAATGTTTGATAGTTATTGGCTCTGCGAAGTCCTAGGTAGTTGGCAGTTGTAAATATCGGAGCTCGCACATAGGTAATATCTGCTGTGTATGCTCCTGTGCCTGCTGACGTTATAACATTATCCGCACGGAAGAAATCATCCCCTACAACAAATATTCTAAATTTTCGTTTAGTAACTGTATCGCCGTCTGTAATGGTAGCAATGAATTCGTAGTTTCGATTTAATTTACGAGGTCTAGCTGTTGGCACACTGAAATCGTATACTGTTAAATCGTAGACGTAGGTGTCGTATCCGTTACTAGATCTATACCCAAAGTCATAGGCAATATCATCATACAAGCTCTTATCGTAATTTCCATTGCCCGACTTTAACGGTATTGCCAACAACGGTTGTACAAATCCTGTAATTCTTCCAGTAGTAGTTAAAATTAATCCAGGCGGAAGTTCGCCGTCATCACTGGCAATAAAAAATTCTAATTTTTGTCCTGTGGTAGTATCGGTATCTTTAGCACTTAATTGAAAATCAATAAAACTACTATCTAGTATATAATATGCGTTATTAGTTCCTACTGGTAGCAAACCTCCGGGGCTTAACCACTGCGGTTCGTCGGAACCAACTACAGTTAATGAAAATGTTCTGTCAGATAAATCAGTACTGTTACTAGCTCTAATAACAAATTTAAATTCTGTAGTTCTCGGTACTTCAAATGGAGTACCTATAATACTGCTACCAGAAACACGTAATCCCTGAGGCAGTTTTCCTGATATTAATCGAAACGTGAGTCCGTAACTAGCTATAACAGGTAACGAAATATTTACTGTTTGTCTTTCGCTAAGTGTTCCTAGACTATAGCCCGAATTTTGTGTCCATACAGATAATGCCATTTCTGCTCCGTTTTATGTATTTACCGAAAAACAAAACAGAATTTAACGACCAAATCTGTATATTTTAGGTCTAGGCCACGCCATTCCTACGCTAGGACGAGCACCTTGCGTTAATTGAGGAATTGTTTGTCCATCTATGGGTCTTTCTTTTTTATAGTATAGGTGTAAATTCGGACCCCCTTGCAGATCTCGAATATCAGCTGGTCCGCCGCTAGTTGCTGTAAGTTGTCCTTGAGTAGCAATGCCCGTTATATAAGCCTTGGCTTGGGATTGATTCCAGTGTGGATTCTGCTCTAACGCACAGGCTATTACTCCGCATACCTGCGGACTTGCCATGCTAGTACCACTAATCTTTCCTAGCTGATAACTAGCATTTCTGCTGTCGCTAACACCCCCAAGGTAGGAACTAAGAATACTAGTACCTGGAGCCCATATATCTACACCTGGACCACAATCGCTATAATAGCTTTTTTGGTCAACACTGGTAACGTCAGTTGCCCCTACGCAGATATTTGGCATACCTGTATCATTAGCCGTTGGACTAGTTCCGCGACAAATATAATAAGGATTAGCCACACTAGCAGGATACCTATTGGCCATTTCAAAAGTATTGTCCCAGTCAATTCCGCCTGGAACATCATGCTTCCATAGACCGTTACCTGCAGCTCCTACAAATATAACCCCTTCGTTCATTGCATCAATTACATCGCTATCGCATGCCGGAACTCTTAACGGTATTCGTTGTCCTGCTATGAATCCCCATGAATTTAATTGTTCTGTAGTAAATCCACCACCAACTGAAGTTTTTCTATTGTTGGCTCCTAATTGCAAATCTATTTGAGAAGGGTTGCTTTCGTAAAATGTATACTCGTTAACCATAAAAGGACTACCAAGAGTTCCGCTTGTAGCTGCGTTACCTTCTACTCTAATATAATATTTTCTATTGGGGGTAGTGCCAGTTGAGCCGTAATAAATTCGTTGCACTGAATTATCTGCACACGACCACATGATCTTTGGAAAGTTTGGTGTAGTTGGTCCCAAGTTGCTATAGGCAACTGATCCACCACCGAATGTAAGATAATGATTTGTTCCAACGTATACTGTTGCATAGCTAACGCCTAAAAATTCTATATTAAATGGTAACTCTAATTGCCAATAGCCGTCATCTTCACCCCCACTAGTAGGTGTAGTTGATGACGTTAGTCCAGTTCCACCTACTAATGCATTAGCAATTTCTGTTACATTGGCACTAGCTGGAGTTGCCTCAGCCTTGATAGTTACACTCATAGCAACACCGACTGTATGAATACCCGATAATGACACATCAATATCTGATGTAAATTCTATAGTATACTCTGCGGTATCTGCAAGAGTTACAGTGCGCCTAATATTTGTCTCTACAGTAACATCAGTAAATGGTCCGTCAGTAAGCGCAGCTACTACAGTTGCACCTTGTGTTATATTAATTCCGTTAGTTATTGTTGCAGTTCCAGTAAAGCATTCTATAGCAACATTACAGATCAAATCAATCACAGCTGGACCTTGGATAGTAGCTGTATAACTAGCATCGGGCTCTGTGAATGTTGTTAGATAAATTTGTGATCCTTCTTGAGTCCACGAAGGCGGTTTAGCAATAAAACTGCCGCCTATCGGAGCAATTGATCCAGTAGTAGTTATTCTATTACCAAAATTTTCAAATCCTAATAACGTAGCTAGTCTAGTAGTTGTACTACAAATTCCGCTATAGCCAGTATAGGTTATAGTGCCACCTGCGGGTGGCGTATAACGTGTTCCTCTGTAAGTCACCGCTGTAATATCGCTGAATGACCACTCGCTTGGAAAAATACTCTGTCCCCAACTGTTATTTGTAATAGTAGGATTTTTTCTTCCAGTTGCGGCGTTTATTGATTTGTTTCGATGGAATGCTCTAACGTAATCAAATACGTAGCTAAAATTTCCCGGATTGCCTGCATCATAATAAATGTTGTAAATGTTAGCATCTCTAGCCCAGCCCTGTGTATTACCGGCAACTGTTCCTGAACAGTGTACACTATGGCTGTTTGTAGGGTTATTATATGTTCCGGCAGCGCCGCCCGTTACTTCTGGGTTATGTTGAAACCAGTTATAACTAACCATACGACTACCACCGGTGCCGTTGGCATTGACAGCAAATTCAGGATGTGCAGTATCTGGATTTCCTGCATCTACAATAACACAATCAACATTTTTACCTGTAGAAGTTATTCTAACAGTTCCAGTTGCATTAGCAGTACTGTCACTGCCCCAACCCACTCTATTCACTCCTTCGGTGCATCGCAGCAGTGCCCAGTTAAGCATGACGTTACTGGTACTTCCGGATTTATTCCAGTTACTTGATGTTTGCACAGTAGTGGCATAGGTTCCTGCCTTACCACCGATATACCGAGGATGTATTGAAACTGATTCTACTCTAGGATCAGATTTTAATTCTTCTGCTTCCCATTCAGTTAACATGTACCAAGTAGCTCGACTCAATGGTTTAAGCTCGGTGCAGGCTACTATTCTTTCAGGTGCGGAGCTACCGCTGTATCTCCCATAGTCTGCCATTTCGGCATAGAAAGAATCTAAATCTTCATAATTTTTTAAAATTACTGAGTATTCTTTTGTTTGTACATACTTGCTAATTGAATCAGACATGTATAGTCCTTATCGTCTGCGTATTTTAGGTCTTGGAAATACATTACCCGATGTTGGTCGTATTTTATAATTGGTTTTAGGAAATGTATTTCCTGAATCTTGACGTTCTTTATTATAAAATAAAAATTTATTTTCTCCGCCTTGCAATGAAGTAGTGTCGTTAAAACCGCCCAATGTTTCATACATCTTATCAACTTTACTGTAATTTAAAATATACGACTTAGCTTCTGCTTGCGTCAGCGTCGGGTATGTTTCTAATGCAATAGCCAACACCCCAGCTACTTGAGCGGAACTCATACTAGTTCCGCTATACTTTTGATATAGATATCCTGCTGTAATTGTTCCAGTGTCTGCGGTAGTAGATAAGTCTAATCCTGTGTTAGCATACGTAAATGTTGTTGCACCTGTACGTACAATATCAGTCATCGATGCATTAAATGTTGTTTGACTAGTACACGCTATTGATACTAAGTCGTTAGTCTGTAATCCGTGCGCAGAAGTAGTTGTAACTGTGGCAACGTTGGTATTTCTAGATACTGAAACTAGATCAATTATAATAGAAGATCCGTCGTTCACTGGATCGTTTCCAATCCAACTAGTTCCAGTAGCACCGGCACCATCGTATACTCCGCTCATAATATTATATCCGGGAGCGTATATATCAACACCTGGACCAGTATTGCTATTTTGTCCCTTACTTTCTTCTGACGTGCTTGCAACAGCGCCTACAGATATCATATTTAGATTTGCATCTGCTGTACCTCTAGAATTTGCAGGTGTTGAGCCTCTATGGTAATAGAATGGTGCACCATTATCTACAAAATAATTATCATAGTCGGCACCACCGGGTGTATCAACTTTAAATCCGCCATTGCCTGCCGAGCCTACGAATATAATACCGTCTGCTATAGCATCGGTTATATCAGCATCTAGCGCAGCATCTCTATATGGTGCTAGCTCGCCGCTTTGCATAATGCCGTAATCTTGTAACTGGGCTAGGGTAAACTCAGCTCTGTATGCAGAGTTTTGATCTATATGCAGGTCAATTCTATTCTTATTAGCGGTAGCTTCATAGAAAGTCATTTCCCATAGCATAGTTGGAGCACCTAGTACTCCGCCGTTAGCTGCATCGTGCCCTTCCCATCTTACTCTAAATGTTCTATTAGGTGTAGTACCGGTAGTACCAGTCCACAGACTTTGACAACTTCGATCACCTGCTGAAATACAAATTTTTCTAGCACTAGGGGATCCAGGTCCAATATCTACAGTATACGGATTTCCATAACCGCCAAATGTAACAAGACTGTTAGTATTGACAAATAGATATTGATTATTACCACTTGTTCCAGTTCCGTAGTTTTGACCAAAGAACGTAACTTGGAATGGGAATGTAATTTGCCAAACGGAATCGTCGTAGTCGTTTACACCATCCGGGCTTATAAATGTAGGCACACCTGCATTAGCGAGACCAGTACGGCCGCCTATGACTTTGCTTATACTACCAACGCTGCAACTCCCAGGCGAACTGCTAGTGGTTACTATTTGATTACCGCCGTTGCTAATATTAGCCAATGCTGATGCTAGTACTGTAGTAGTACATACTGCACTAAACCCTGTATCTACTACAGGTTCTAATAGCTGTTCTGCTGTGATATCTGCACCGCGGTATCTTATTTTACTAAATCTTGAATTGCCGAGGCCGTTGGTTGTATTTGTTACGTTAACCTTTGTGCCTAGCCCCCAGCTGTTATTTACAATAGTTGGGTTAACAACACCAGTAGCAGGGTTAACTGATTTTGAATTGTGCCACGCTCTAATATAGTCAATAACATATTGAGACGGAGTAAAGCCAGTGCTTGAGGGCACAAGTGGATCGACATTGCCTCCAGGACTAGAATCACCATCGTTGCTTGTAAATCCCCCAGTGTCGTGTCTAAAATTATAAATGTTGGCGTCTCGAGCCCAACCTTGTGTGTTACCTGCTATTGTTGCAGCTACGTGTGTAGCATGATTGTTAACACCAGTATAGTTATCATAATTATAAGTTGAATCAGTATTGGCGGGCCATACAGCTGCATTATGATTTGCAAACCAATCATACTGAATTAATCTACCGTCAAACTCACTATGTGCTGCGTAAGCAATGTCGTCAACTACTACAACATCTACATTTTTACCTGAGCCTGTTATATTGATAGTGGCTGTTTGGCTACTAGCACCGCTTTCTGATCCCCACCCTGATATGTTATCACTCAATGTAGATCGATATAATCCCCAATTTTTTTGTCCAACAATAGAATTATTACCTCGACTCCACGCAGCTGTTTGACTGTGTAATTTGGTTTTAATTCCTAGTTTAGCCGAAGGTGTACTTATTGACTGGACCCGCGGGTCGTTTTTAAGTTGATCAACTTCGTCGGGCGTAAGATAGTAGTGTGTATTTCTACTAATTGGTCTTCGATTAGCACATTGTACAGCACGTTCTGGAATTTGCCCTCCAGAACCTGTATTTTCCATCTCAAAGTAAAAACGTTCTAAGTCATCTTTATTTTTGAGAGTAACAATATATTCTCTAAAAATTGTTGGCATATTATGCCTCTAGTTGTAGTATTGTTAACGTGACTGTAATAGTCCCAGTAGCTCCACTTAAATTTGTCACAGCAATTGGTATAGCAGTAGTTGGGCTAGATTCAGCATTGAATCCAATAGTTCCCGGACTAATTAAAATTGTTTGTGCTGATGTTGTAATTACTTCTGCAATTACTCCTGCTCCTGGAAGAGGATCACTGCCTTGTAATCTTGTACCATCAGCTGTTAGTGATGCTGAGTCTGTATACAATCTTACCCAAGCTGCAGCACTGGTTTGAATTTTAAGAAGTGCATAAGTTTTAAATCCTGTAATGCTACCAGTCCACGAAGCGTTATTTGCAATTGAACCACTAGTAACTGCTGCCGGCGCCCTTGTTCCTAATCCAGTACCACCACCACCACTAACAGTGGTAAATGTAAATGTGCCAGACCCGTTGGTTGTAAGTACTTGCCCGTTAGTGCCGTCGCTAATACCTAAATCACTTAAGGTTACTGTATCCCATGCTGTTGCGTAGTCTGTACCGCTAGTCTTACGTAGATACTGTCCAGTTGTACCACCTGTAGGAACACCTTCTCCGTTAGTACCATTGCTACCATCTGTTCCGTCTGCACCATCTGTTCCGTCTGCACCATTTTGAACATCGAATGTTGAAGTAGTTAAATCGGTATAGGTTATAGTGTAAGTATCTAAAGATCCAGCAGACCCATCACCGTTAGTTCTAATAATACTGGTAATACCAACACCATCTGTTCCGTCTGCACCATCTGCTCCGTCAGCACCTGCTGGGCCTTGAAACTCACCGAGATCGACCCATTGCGTACTGTCCCATGTCCATAAGTGCGAAGGCGCAGGTGATGTAACTACGTAACTATCACCTGTTTGTTGCCCTGTAATAGTTAGTAATGCGGTATAGTCAGCTACTGTACCTTGAATATTTAATGCTCCAATACTTACTCCACCGACTGTAGATCCTGCTGGCAATTCAACAAAGCCACCGGGTGTTACTAACTGTAAATTATTTCCTGCAGTGGTAATTGATGAAGTGCTACCGACATTGATAGATCCGTGTAAAAACAAATCATTAAATTTTACTGTTGAGCTACCAAGGTCGTATGTATTTGTTGTACTAGAAATAATATCGCCAACAATGCTATGTCCGTTAACATCAAGATTTCCACCTAGTTGCGGACTAGTATCTTCTACAACATTTAATAATCCTGAAGCTGAACTGGCAATAGTAATTGTGCTAGCATCAGTTCTTGTAACCGTAACGTTTGTACCTGCTGCTAACTTAACATCATCAGCACTACCCGTACTAGGAGTTAGTCTTAAATTAGTGCCGCCGGTTGCTGTTTCTGCTGAAATCGCATAGGTTAATCCAGCATCTGTTCCGTTAACCCAATTACTGCCATCATACTTTAGCACTTGTCCCGTAGAAGGACCAGTAATAACAACATCTTCTAGATCGTTAATGTTAACGTATGCACTGGTGTAAGGTAAACTGTTCCAAGCTGTAGTGCCGTCACCAATCTTAATTTGACGTTCAGTGGTATCGTATCCTGGCTCGCCAGCACTTAATATTGGGTTCGATGTTGACCATTGTACTGATGTACCTCGTCTAACTTGTATTTTTACAGTCATGATTAAAAAATTCCTCTATAATTTGGTTTAGTCAGGTGTTCCACCGTCATATGTAATTTCAAAAAGTGTAGTGCTTGGACTACCACCGTCGCTGATTGTAGTAAATGCTGGCGTACCCGGACTACCACCGTCTACTGTACTGACAGAGTCTATAATAGTTACAGAAACAAACACGTCAGGAACATCATCTAATGTTAGTATTAGTAATTCATTAGTTTCTTCTAATAGGTCTAATGTAGTGTCGATTACTAGACTAGCTGTATTATCAACAATGGTAAACACACCTGTTAGGCTCATGCCTTCGATATCAGCTGGAGTTACACCTGTAATAGTATATGGTACAATAGTATCGTCTTCTACATTTAATGTAGTCAATGTAATTGAAACACTCAGTCCTTCTACTACTGATGCTGAACTTCTTGACAATGAATAATACGGATTGCTGTCTGATACAAAGCGTCCAAGATCCAGTAATACATTGCTTGATGAAACAAATGTTCCAAAGTCGATTGATGATGATTGCAATAATAGTTGCAAAGGACTAGTTACAGCAACTCCTATTTGACCAAAGTCGTAATCTTCTGTATTTGGGCCTGTTCCTGGAATTGTATCGGGAACCCAAAAAGTACCGTTCCATGTTAATACTTGCCCGTTTGACGGCAATGCGTCTGCAACGTCACCCAATGCTCGTATACTGTGATTATCAATCCTACTAATAATACCGTTTACATTACCAATAACATTACCAATAAATGTAGTGGCTGTGATAGTGTCTTGGCTAACAATACTGCCTGTTACTCTAATCTCGCCTGATACGGCTGTTAATTCTAAATCTACTTCAGAAAGGATACCTAGACTATCTCCGGGTAACGTTGAAATATAAGTAGTTCCGGGAACTAGGTTATTATTTCCATTAATAGTGATAGCATTTAAACTAATGGGTTCGTAGTCGCTATTATCAGTATTAAGCGCAGTTATTGATATTGCTGCATCTTCAACATAGATATTGCCGTTTAATGCGCCTACAAAATTGTTGGCAAGCACATTACCTTCTATGTCGATATTACCCAGTCCGACAACATTGTATCCGTTTAAATTTAAATTTCCGCCCAGTGTTGGTGTAGTATCTTCGTTTAATTCATTAATACTATCTGGGGTAGCTATGGTAATTTCGTTGGCTGTTTCTACAACTGTTACGTTTAAACCTTGCTTAATAGATCGTAACTTTAAGTTATTGCCTACTTTTTCTTTAAAAATACCAGCGCCCGAACCTAGATTATCTGCGCTTATAACACGAGTTAGATCTATATCGGAGAAATTAGCGTTGGCTTTTTCAAAGGCCGTGCGCAGATCATCTCCGGTACCGTCGTTTGCGTATTGTCCTAGATTAACTTGAAGTATGCTCATATTTCGCTCTCTTTAGTATATTTAGCCGGTTTGCAGTTTTGCCAAACCTAGCTAATTTAATATACGTTAAACAGCCCAAGATCCGCCCTGTGCTTGCCAGGCGTCATCTGTAAATATCAAAGTACAAACGTTTGTGTCTACATAAACATCAGCGGCTCCTGTAACATCAGGCGTAGCAATCGTCTTGAATGGATAGAATACATTGAAATTCCCACCAATAGAGATATATTGTTGTCCGGTATATCTACCACTGGTTCTAGATTTTCCTGGTATATTGATTACTACGTTGGCTGAGTCACCTATATCAACTCCACCTTCTGTAGGAACTAGATACATGATTTGTCCTTCAACACCATCAGCTAGAGTATAAACACCTTCTGACAGTTTGTTGATAGTCTTAGTTACATCTATAGCAGTGGCTGCGATAACGTTGGTCAATGTGGCCACAGTAAATGTAGTGTCATCAACTCCCATTGTTCCACCTAGTGATCCACCACCTAATACTGTTCCATAATCGCCAACGCTGAGATTAACAGCACTATCAGTAACCACAGCACTAATGTCGCCGTTAGCTGCCACTGTGATGTCAAGTGTAAATCCTGTACCAAATACTACACCAAGTACTGTGCCTACGTTTAGGTTAATATTGTTGCTAGGTGATATGGTGACTGTTGCGGCTTCACCTTTGCCTACATCTTCAGCTACTGGACCATTCTTGGCCACAGTGGTAACACCAGGGTAGGCAGTAGTCTGTACTGTGGCGTCTGGGAATGTTAAACTACCATCTCCACCAAATGTCCAACTTTCAAGTCCTGCTGTCAATACAACATCACTGGCAATGTCAGCCACATACCAAGTCCAGTTGCCACCGCCCGATATTCCCATGTCAGCATAAGGAACAGTTAGTACATCACCGCCACCAGATTCGCCACCGCCTGTGTGACCAGAGCCACCGTTGACCACTACAAATGCTGGAGCATGATAGTCTTCGCCATTTGTATTCCAAGTGACATTGACTACAATATCAGTTCCAGGAACAGCATAGTTGGATATGGGTGCTGGCGGTAATGAGGCAAAAGATGTATTTAAAATACTAGAAGCACTTTGTATTACTATTACATGCGCCGCGGCACCTGTAGCGGGTGTAACTTCTCCTACACTGCTATTTTTTGGTAATGTTAGTGTACCATCTGTGCCAAAGGTCCAAGTCTTGTACGATTCCGCAAATGAAACTGTTTTTGGTCCATCATCAAATCCTGCGGTAATATCTTGGGCAACAAGAATTATCCACCTGTCGGTGTTGGTATCTTCTTGGATATCTGTGATTGTAGCAATTATTGGCGTTCCCCATGCTGTGGTCACAGTACCGCCTATATGAACAGTTGTACCCAAGGCAGGGTATATATTGGAGTCAATAAACAAACGCCAAACGCCACCCGGTGGTACAAGCTCATCTACAGTGGCTACAACGACACCACTTACTAGTGGATTTCCTATTTTTATAGATGTATCGTCTACGTTTTTAATGGTGTTTTGGGGGAATGTTGTAGTACCATCTGTGCCAAATCTCCATACATGCTGAGCACCACCATCATTGTCGTTAGCACCAATCTCAACACCGTATGCAGCACTTCCTTGATATGCGTCAGAGCGTTGAAGAACATAGTTGAAGTCATCACCAAAGTACAAGTCCATGCTATTTTGACCAGTGCCTTTCATAACGTGGAAGTGAGTCGTGCCGCCCGGTTCTGGTAGTGCGCCGAACTCTAATGTGCCACGGCTAGTACTCATAGTGACAACACCGTTGTTGTCTATACCAACTGAGTATTGGCCGTTGTCTATGCTGTTGATAGTGCCAATGCTACCTTGTGTGTACAGTGTACCGACTAGGTCACTGGTAAGATCAAAGTCTGGATCAAAATCAGTTATGGTAAACGCACTGGCATAGTTGCTGTCTGCTTTGGCAGCGTTGACCACTACAATGTTGCTGGCAGACTCATCCAATAGTCCGCTAAATGTAGCAGCCTTAAAGTCATAGTCGCCCGCAGCGAACACTGTTCCGTCATCGGAAAACTGTGCCACAATAGCGTGGCTAACTGTACCAAACGGATCACCGTAGCCGCCGCCTACTGCTACATAACCTGATTTAATTGCCAGATTACTGCCACCTCCTTGTGGACCGAACCAAACGCCACCACTAAATGTCCAAGTGGTTGTGTTGTCCAACAATCTCTGCCATACCACAGTACCGTCTAGATTATACTTGGCAATGACCATGCTGTAGTCGCTAGTATTGTTATTGCCAGTTATTGCCGATAGGTATAGACAATCGTCAGGACCAACTACAATACTGTTAGCAAAATCATCACAATCGCCTACTACCTTACGTGTCCATTGTTTAACACCTAGGCTGTTAAACTTGATGATGATCATGGCATTGTCATCATCAAACAGTTGAGGTCCTTCATAGACATAGTTTCCGCAAACATAGATGTTGCCTTCACTGTCTATATCAGCATCTGCTCCCTTACAGGCGAATCCTGCGTCAACTTGTATGGCTCGTTGCCACTGTATTGCGCCCTCGCTATCGTACTTAACAACTAACATACGATCGTCATACTCGTTAGCAGCCAGTGAGCCAACTTTAACAACCATGTCGTCTACACCTGTTACTCCACCAAATGCAGAGCCGTTGATTGTGCCAATAGTTCCATCTACTGTCCAGCCGCCTTGGGGATCAACAATGTTAGTAAATGTTGGAACACCATCAGTAAAATCAACTCTGAAGTCAATCAAACCTACTGAACTAGCACCCTGTGTCCAGTTGGGATTGCTTGCTGGCACAGTATACAGGGTGGCCACCGCATCGACGAGACCCAGTTGATCCATGTAGCCTACAGTGACTACTTCATTGGTTGGACCAACAGCCATGCCATAGGCCAGTTCACCACCTTGTCCATTTAATGCTCTTGACCAAGTGATTGCTCCAGTGTCAGCGTTGATTTTACTTGTGACTATTTGACTGTCTGTGCCGTTATCGGCATAACCAACTACAATAGGACTACCATCTGATGCCACATCAACTACTGAGTTAGTGTTATCGTCACCAACAGTATACTTCTTGCTCCATACTACATTGCCATCTAGTTGACTAAGTTTAGTTAAAATAGCAGTTTCAGATTCTGTATCATCGGCAACACCTGCAACGTAGATAAATCCATTAACATTGTCCACTGCCATGCCCCAGCCGTCAGTTGTTGGGGCACCTTGAAAGGCCATACTCCAAATCTTTGTGCCAAGAGAATCAAATCTTGCCACACTATTGAATCGACCGCTAGCGATAGTATCATGATTGATTAAGGCAACAATGTCACCATTAGCCAAATATTCAACACTCGCTGCCATCTCTGGTACATCGGCAGGTGCTCCTGCTGCGGTTTCAAAATCTTGTACCCACACATTAAGGTTGTTGCCAGTGTAGGCAGTGGTCTGTACTGTGTTGTCAGGGAATGTAATGTGGCCAGCTTGATCAAACATCCAAGTTTTTGATCCTAGAGTATTCTCGGCGGTAATGGTCACTGACTTATCATCGTCGCTAACTATAACACTATTCTTTTCACCGCCCAAGATTAGATTAGCACTACTTTGATCTATTGTACCACCAGCACGAATGTGTATGTGATTGGGGCCAGTAGGATCTATGACGAGATATCGATGGTCGCCGTAGTCACCTTCAAATTCATCGTTACCGCGGTATAGAACAGCGTCTGGGATCAGTTTGATAGTATCGCGGCCTTCGCCGTCACCGCTGTCGGCATTTCCGCCGTAGAATATACCTTTGCTTAATACTTTACTTCTTATGTTTTGTCTAACACCGTCAAACATCAAAAGTTCTAAGTTGCCATTATCGGTATTTTCATAAACCCCAAGTTCACCGCGAGGGCGAATTTCACTACTACTGTTGTTGTTGGCGTTGTCGCCTTCAATCTTACTTGTTACTATTTTGCGTACTGTTGTCATTTTATTCGCCCTTGATTAATCGTAATATTCTGAACCGTAGAACACTGTAGCGGTCCACTGTATTTTTAATGTATGATTGTCACCATCTAATCGACGATACTGAATTTCGCCTTCGTTGGGCACAAACCACAGGTCATCATTTTCACCATCCTCGCCGCCACTTTGTACTTCGGTGTGAGTAATATGTTCTTCACCATCGTCATCTACTATGTGTATGGTTCCTATCCAAGTAGCATCACCGGTGTAAGCGTGATATTTGATAACGGCACCTCGGAAGTTGCTACTGCCACTAGGTAAGTCGTCTTTATCCCACCAAGTCACCGGCGCACCGCCTGTAAGGATTCTATAGTAAACTGTGTCACCTTGGGCAACAGCCAATCTAACGCCGTTGTCAAAGTAAATGGTTACATTATCGTTGCCCCAGCTGGTGGCCCTTCCAGTAGCCCAATCGTCTTCGTTTAACGAAACCTGTACACGATAATAAACATTGCCGCTCGCTAATGCTATAAGAGCATCACGTGCTGCACCTACAGCACTGAGACCAACATAACCAGTATTATTTGAATTATTACTGAATACTGTAGTTGTAACTGTGTCGTCTGTTGTTCTCGAAGTCACACTAACTTGCTTGTAGCCATATACTTCTTCAATTCTGCGTTCGCCTGGCGAACGAAGTTTAACACGGCCTATACCTTCTGCAGAAGTTAGTCGTGTACCGTCAGAGAATCTGATACCGTTCACTAGGCTATCTAGATCCAACTCTTGACGAGTATAACTAGCACCGCCACCTTGATTGTTATTGGTCCAACTTAAAAACTCTATGGCCCAATATTTGTCAGTGGTGGTATCAAGCATAATCATCTTGGCGCCTGGTATGTTGGCAAAGTTTCCGCCCCAGATGCTTTCTAATGGTCTGTATGTTCTTGACTCAACATTGCTGAAATCATCCCAGCCGTCGTTGTTCCATAAACTGCCTGTGGGAGTATTAGTACCGTGCTCTTCATCTTCTAATGCGTTATACAGCCAACCTTGATCGTCTTTAGTGATGTGTAGTCCTTCGCTGATCTCGTCAATTTCGTCACCGTAGTCGGTTCTAGTAAATGTTATCAACGGACCTGCGTATGGATCACCTATGATGTTGATATGTGACACCGCATTGTCAAAAGTCTGAGCGGCTATGTTTGGTCCATAGATATTACCGCTGATTATTGCGCTGCCAGAGTCTGGACCGCTACCACTAGTACCAATAGTAGTACTTGAGTTGCCGGTAACAAACAATCCAAATATACTGTCTCGGTAAACAAAACTATATGATGATCCTGTGCCAAATGCTGCTGCACCGTCGACTACAGTATTTCCACCGTTATAGGCAATCTCATTTAGGTATGAACTGTTGATATAGTTGCCGCTGTCGTATTCATCTTCTCCACCATCGCTGATATTGTTGTTTCTCCATACTACTGGAGCAGTTCCTGAACTGGTACTGCCATATGCTTCGCCGAGGCCTCCAATGCTGTTAACTGTTATAGTAATGTTGTTGGCTGGTGTTGTACCGCCAGTAATGTTGGCTCCCAGCAAGGTTATCACATCACCTACTACATAGTTAGTTCCGTAACTGCTTATGCCGACATAAGTTTCATATTTGTATACAACGGCCACGCTAAATCCGCTACCTACATTATAGTTGGTGCCAGTGACTGGTCCGTAAGTAAGAAATTCAGTACCCGCTGCTACGCCTTCTACACTCCGCCCCGATATCCCTTCTGAATCAACGCTGGTTACAGTTATGATACAGTCGTTAACACCGTCAACGCCACCTAATGCACTACCTAAAATCTTGATCTTGTGTCCTGGTAGATAGTTAATGCCACCACTTATCACATCAGAACTGTTGTAAGTGCCATCGCCTAAGTCTTGAATCTCAAATATCGCACCACTACCTTCTCTAACTGTAGTTGGGCCAGCATTGAGTACGTTTATATTATTTTCAAAGAATTCAAAGTTAGTGGCTACGCCGCCCACTGCTGTGACTAGGTCTGCGTAGGCAGCGTCAAATGCTGCCTTCATTTGATCCACTGTGCGGAATTCGCCTTCTGTCCCTTCAAACAAGATCACAGTATCTATAACTTCTTCGGCAAATGCTGTAATGTCGCTAAGTGGTTTCTCTCCGTTGACATCGCCTATGATGACAAACATTGCCAGTATATCACTAGAGCCTACACCTGACACTTGGAAGAAATCATCGTCACTGTCATCTGTGATAGTGGTAGTTGTGGCCGCTGGTTTGTGTATGACCACTTTGGTAACATTTCGTGTGCTACTTTGACCGGTGTTAGTATGGAAACCACCGTAGGAAACTTGTAGTCCCTTGTAGTCTGTGCCAGTCTCTGCTGGTACTGTGACTGTGGGCAATCCTTCGCCGCCTCCTAATACAGAGTTACCTGCGCTGTCTTTAATATCGCCGCCTACCGGTAATGTTAAATCACCATCTGCGCCAAACGTCCAACCGTGAGCAGTAGGAGTAGGACCACTGTAGGTATATATTTGAATATCTTTGTCAACAGCACCGTCTATGATAAATGCATCTGTTCCGTCAGCGGTGGCAATTGTGGTGCCTTGGGGGAATGTTAACGCACCAGCATCGTTAAATGTCCATGTGTTTGCAGAGTTATCAGTACTAATATATGCATTAGCATGATCGACCCACATCCATGTCTTTTCAGCATCATTACTGTTAGGACCAATGGTAATACCTGTATAGTTTAATTCTCCAGTACCGGCAACACCTCTAATAGTACTACCATTGATAATACTACCATTTGGCAATGTTAGTACACCATTTGCACCAAGGCTCACTGTGTGAGCACCGTTAACTAATCTGTCACTATCAGCAACACTTGTAGTCATTACGTTTGTAGTTGCGTTGTATGCGAATGTAATCCCAGTGTTGACGCCATTGACAAACATGGGTGCAACACGATCCTGGGATAGATTTTCAAGTGCTGGGCCAGTGTATATGGTAGAGTTAACCACCCACTTTTCACCGTCCCAGATATAAACAGTCCCATTAGGTGCTGTATATAATTCATTGTTAGCTGGATCTGTTGGAAATGTAATCGCTGTCATAATATTTTATCCTATTCGTGTATTTAATCTTATTTCAATTCTTCGATAACGCATAATGCTTCGCCTGCGGCCTCAACACCTGGCATCATATGTGCCACTAAAGTAACCTTATAAATCTTGAAGAAGCTGTGGTCTGTAAGTGTAAATCCAAGACTATCACCGGCCATTGGAAAATTGCCAACAAGATCCCAGGTTGTATTATTTGCTGATTTTACAGTTCTTCCTGTATATAGATTTGCAGCCACAGGATACATAGTAAAAACACTTATCACTGCTTGGACATCCGGATTGCTATACTTTATTTCCACGTCTAATGTATCGTTATTATTAGTTACTCTTACTGCTAGATGATCTCTGACCGCAATATTGTCGCCTACAGCAATAGTATTAGAATTCTCGTGGGTATTAGTAATACCTGGGTATGCCGTAGTTTGTACAGTATTATCTAAGAATGTTAAACCACCATCTGTACCAAAGGTCCAATTGCCTTGAGTTATACGGACTCTAACAGTACCGTTACCTCCTACTACATCAACAACATCGCCGTCTAGGTATCCTGATCCTGGATTGCCTATACTTACAGCCTCAAGACTGCCGCTGGGGCCATACACCTGTACTGTCATTCCTGTACCGCTGCCGCCTGTAGTGGCAAATAGTCCACCTAATGAAGGGTATCCTGACCCAGCGAATTCGATTGCTATATCAGTAACTGATTTAGTTTTAATGCTTAGATTTTTGCCTACTTCGGCGCTAATATTACCTGGTACTGTTAATGTGCCGTTTACATCAAACGCCCATTTTTTATTATTGACTGTGATATCGGTACTGACAGAAGGTGTATAACCTATGGCACTACCACCTGGTAGTGTTAATGTACCATCCGTGCCAAATCCCCAAGTCTTATAGTCACCGTCCGCCTGCTGTTTTGCGCGAATAACAACATCGCCAGACATTGTAATGCTACTGAGGCCTGGATTAGTTAGACGTATATTATTATGCCACGATTCAATCAGCTGTAGAAAGGGCAGTTGTATAATACCCTTTCTATGAGTTGGATTGCCGGTGCCCTCTTCGATGTTGTCAAATGCCCATACGACTGGATAATCTGGTTGGGCAGGATCATTGGCCCAAATCCCAACACCGGTAGTACCCTCTATATTGCCTTGAGATAATACTAAGTGTCCGTAATTATCAAGAGTCGCTGTGTGAACACCGTTGACTAAACTATTTACACTGCCAGTCCATGCCGTAGTTTGAACTGTGCTATCTGGGAATGTCAATGCACCATCATTGCTAAACGTCCAACGTTTTTCATTCGACTCATCTGGTGTAGGTAGTTCAATGCTGAAGTCTCTATAAGTTGCACCACCACCTAACGGTGCTGTTTCATTGCTTAGGATTGCATTGCCCGGTGCTATCAGTGTACCGTTTTGACTGTTGATAGTCCATACTTTTGATACTGGTGTGGGATTTCTAAAGGTATATGTAGATCCCTGTACAAACTCAAATCCTGCCGGTAAATCTATTTGTGCTATAAGAATGTTGTATACACCTGGATTGCTCTCAATGCCTTCAAACACTGGTATCCACTCTGGAGCAAGTTCGGTGCCAGCATTTAATTGCCAACCAGCTCCAACTACTGTAATGTCATCGTCAGTTGTTATGTCTGTACTAAACATTCCACCTATAGCATCACCCACTGACTCAACAGCAGAAACTGCGGTTATATGTTTGACTTCTAACGCTAAGTCACTGTCAACAGCACCTGTTAGTCTGCTGTTGTGGTAATTAGAACCATCTGAAAAATTTAATCTATTTGGGAACACGGTCTCACCGTCAACATAAAGTGCCCAACTCTTAAAACTAGTTCCGTCATTAGTTCTTAAAATTATACTACCGTTTTGACCGTCCACTAAAACTGTTGCGGAATTTGTGTCGCCGCCACTATTCAAATATAACGAACCATCTTTACGAATTGCTCCAGGAACAGTTAACTGACCATCTGTGTCAAAGGTCCACTCATTCTCATTGGCAAGTATACTGATGTTGCTACTTGTTCTTGTTGAATAACTTGGACTTGTAACTGAATATGGTGCTGATTCTAGAGGAAGGTTAGCATCAAATGTTAATTCTAAAATTGTGTTGCCTTCTACATATTCAGCGGCAAGTACTGTGTAGTAATCGGCAGAGCCGTCAGGATTAAATTGCCAGTCAACTAGGCCTGTGGCATCCATGGCGTCTTTCAAACTTTGTGGAGTAGTATCCATCCAGAACCCAGCTGTCTTAGCGTTGATGTCTGCACGAATCCATCCTGGAATATCGGTAAGTCTAGTACCAACTTCTGGAGTTGTTAACGTTTGAATAACACCGCCCACTGGTAATGTTAATTCACCAGCGTCACCAAAAGTCCAAGCGTCGTCAGATATGCCAGCACCAGGGGTTGTGGTTTTTATCAGTACCTTACTATTGTAGCCATCAATCTCAACGACTGCGGTTTTCCCACCACCACCATCTACGTTTAGTTGTAGGTTGTCAAATCCCTTAATGGCTTTGTTTCCGGGAACAGATAAATCGCCAGCATTACTAAAATTCCAAGTATATCCTGCTACTTGAATATCTAAGTAGATTGGTTCTAGTGCTGACCCTAATGCCAACCATGCGGTTCGTACTGATTGAGCAAGCGGTATCCATTCTGGTCGTATAGCAGGATCAGTAGATAATAGCAATGCATTGTAAGAGTTTGGTCCTGCTGGAGAGCCATCGCCTTCATAGCTGTCTGCCGCAAATGCCGCGTTCAACTGTTCTCTACTAGTATCATAGGCGAGTTCTAAATCTTGCAACACACCGATATCACCAACTGCTACAGTTGCCGAGTCTGGCAATGTTAACGCACCATCAGTACCAAGGCTAACTGTTTTTGTACCGTTGACCAGTTCGTTAGTTGAATTAAGACCAGTAATACTAACAGCACTGACCCACTGATTGTTGTAGTGAACATACAGGTTGCCGTCATTCATGTTCCACCAGACATTACCTTCTGTAAGTGGATTTGGTGCAGTTAAAGAAAACTGTACTTGTGTTCCTGGATCGCCTTGATCGCCTTTTAGTCCTTGTGCGCCATTAGTTCCGTTGGTTCCATTGGTTCCATTCGTTCCATTTGTGCCAGCTGACCCTGTAGGTCCTTGTACTCCCTGTATGCCTTGTATACCTTGAGCACCAGTATCTCCTCTTAGACCACGTAGCCCTTGTGGTCCTTGTGCGCCATCATCACCTTTAAGTCCACGAATACCTTGTGGTCCTTGTGCGCCATCATCTCCTTTGATACCACGAACACCTTGTGGTCCTTGTGCGCCATCGGCACCATCAAGACCTGCAGGTCCCTGTATTCCAGTTTCTCCTGTATCGCCTTTAACACCACGTGGACCGATATTACCTTGCGAACCAGTTTCTCCTGTATAACCGCGAGGCCCAATGTCTCCTGTATCGCCCTTAAGTCCCCTAGGGCCAGCAGGCCCAATAGTACCTTGCGGTCCAATAGTACCTTGCGGCCCTTGTGTTCCTGAATTTGCACTTGCCCAAGCACTTGAATAATAAACATATAGATTACCATCATTTGTGTCCCACCATAAGTCACCTACGCTAGGCGATAAGGGTGGGCTTGCTGACGTACTAGCTACTCCGGATGCAATTACACTGCTATACAGTTCAGTAAAGTTATCGTTTACTTTGTCAAAAGCTGTGCGTAACGGATCGCCGTTGCCCCTATCTGCTTGACCTAAATTGATTAATTGTTTTGCCATTGGTTGCTCCTATTTTAACCGTATGTAGCGTTGAGTGTATACCATTGGCCGCCAACAGTTGCAACCGCACTTTCGGTACAGAAGTATTCAAGTGCTGCACCAATGGGTAATTCTGCTCCTGGATCATTTTGTCCGCCGTCGGCAATTATAGCATCAACTCCTGGATACACCAGTATAGGAGCAGCGGTGTTATTTCTAATAACAATTTTGTATCCTGCAACTGCATCCGGTAATCTAACCCCCGGAGTACCTGCAGTGCCTGTAGTTACAATATTAATGTTTGCTTCTAATATTGTAGCTGTTACCTGACTATTTCCTGTAGCAGCAACAGTGTTGTCAACACTAACGGCAACTAATCCATTGACCGTTAGCCCAGTTAGTGTACCAACACTGGTTAAACTAGAATTTACCACAGTACTTGCTAATGTAGTACCAGTCAACGTGTTAGCATCACCGTCTGGAATCACAATGTCATTCCATACTGGCGGCAGTCCAATACCTTGCGATTTTAAATATCTACCAGAGTCGCCTGGAGTTAGCAAGGTTGTGATATTTGCAGCACTTTGATAAGGTATACTGCCTATAGTTGATCCAACTAAATTAGTAGCGTTGGTAGCAGAACTGGCATTACCAGTTAATGCTCCAATAAAGGTAGCAGCATATACATTATTAAATTTGTTAGCAGTGTTACCTAGGTTACGTAGACCATCAGTTCTTACAATACTGTCTGCTTCTGCTGTCTGACTTACTGTTGCAATTCCTAAGTAAACTTCAGTATCAATATTAGTTCCAGCTGTATCCACAGTAAACAGTAGATCATTTGTAGTGTCTACACCAGTTAGTAACGAACCTTTAATGATCAACTGATCGCCTTCAGCATAGTTAGTGCCTCCGTAAGTTACAATAATACCAGTATATGCACCGCCAGCATAGCCAACAGTTACCTGTGCGCCATTGCCGCCACCTGATACAGAAGTTACTGGAACATTTGTAACTGTTCCACTACCCGAAGCAGCCACCGAACCTGGATTAATACTAAATCCAGTTCCGCCTGCACCCGGTATTAGACTATTGTATCGACGAGTCATAACATTGGCTTTGGCATCTATACTGCTGAACAATGTATCTATACCGTCTTGCACAATGTCAGTAGTGCTAACTTCTCTAGGATAAGTTGCAGCGCCAGTAAAGTTACCAAGAATCTTTCCATTGGCAATGTCAGCTAACTCAGCATAGGCAACACCACCATTTTTAATACCAACAAATCCATCTGTAATTTCAAAGTTATCTTCGTCAAAACTAGCTAGACCACTTGCCGCCTGTTTAGCAGCGGCAGTGCCAGTTGGAGCACTTGTCCTAGTAGTGGCAATGGTCATTGCCAGTTTACTTTGATCAATGGCCGCTGCTGAATTAACGTCTGCGTTGACAATCACATCTGGTTGTATTTGTAAATTAATACTGCTATTGTCTAAGCCCGTAACTGTATTACCAATACTGTGTGCTTGTCCAACAGTTAAGAATTTCTCTCTCACTACTCCGTCAAATCTATTTGATACAGGAGTAGTTCCGGAATATGAAAATACTTCGCTATTAATTTTTATAAATCCAGAACTTGGAAATCCAGTTATGTCTAATACAGTGACAGTACTAATAGCGCCCGATGACGCATAATTTGCAGTCAATGTAGATACATTGGCACTGGTAAATGTGCCTCCAATGTCACCACTTAGGCTAGTACTAATTACATGGCTACCTGCTCCTGTAAATGCAGCAATATCTCCTGCACTAGGGGTCATTAAGTTAACATCTTTTAATTTATATAAAGAATCAACAGCTGCTATCTCACTATCTAGCCATGATTTATTTACAGCATCACCACTGTCTACTGGATCGTGTACACTGATAATAAAGTTACCATCCATGTTAAGTGTAGCCGCCATTGTAGGATTGCTTGCACCTACTATGTTTACTGGTAAGAATCCGCTGGCAGCTGGTATTCTTAATCCGTCAGCTATAAAGTTACCATCATGATCAATACCTAAACGCTTACCTATATATTCTCTAACGGCATATTCCGTTGTAGCACTAGCAGGATCATTATCTGCCATGGTAGTATCAGTTGAGAATTCTTTTACAACAGAGCCGCCACGTTTAAAACCTAGGCCATCTAAATCACTCAGTGCAATACTAGCTGAAAAACTTACAGTACCAGTTCCTTGATCCACAGAAAAATATTGACCTACACGGAATACACCGTTTTGATCAGTACTCATATAATAGACTCGACCGCCGTTGGCTTCGACTACTTCTTGTGCAATACCAGCTGGCTGTAAAGTAGGCCCACCAAATACATTATTTGGATAGTTAGTGGTGTTATAGCCGCCAGTTCCGATATCTAAGAAGTCGTGGCCACTGGCTCGACATGTACTAATATTCACAGTAATAGCAGCTGGGCTATTTTCTATCAACCCTGCTCTTAGAACAGTGGTTCTTACAATGGGTATAGCTGAAGCAAGTCCAACTCCTGGCGCTGAAATAACACTGCCGTCACCATAGGCTATTGTGGCAAATTCAATGTGTGCCGGTATTGGACCAGCTGCTGCTACATAGTTTGTTACTCGATGAATTCGTCCAGCCCAGCCAAATATCATATTTCCAAAATCTAATCTGTTTGCACTCTGCGGTGATAATGCGATGATAGCTATTTTAATATCGCCCGGAGTGGAACCGTAGCCACCACTCATGCTGACTGGATTGGTCTGCATCAGCACAGTATCGAACCCAGTATTGAACTCTATAATTGCTTCGTTTGCAGGCAACGTACCGTTGATGCTGGTAGTTGAATAGGTAATACTATTATAACTGGTATAATCTTCGTAGGTGTCGGAAAAAGTAATAGACGTACTTGGACGAGTTGGACTAGTGTCGGCAACGCCTTCAAATCTAAATTGTCTGCGTCCACGAACAATTATAGTTTGACCATCATTTAACGATGCTAGTAAATTTACACCTTCACCGCTAGTACCAGTTTGAGAAGTTGCTAGATTTAATTTTAACACGTTAACGCTGACAGTAGTACCACCTGGTACCACTCCTACACCATTGGTAACATCTACAAGTTTTTCAATAGTGTTGACAGTGTAGGTAACAATAGTGCCAAGATAACTAGCATCTATAATTGCGCCTGAGCCAGCTCCAGTTAAGGTATTGGTTGTAAAAGTTCCACCAATTCCGGCACCCACTGGACTAATGCCGCCTCGATAAGTACCAACATCAATAATCTCAACAGTGTCGATAGGCCCAGTTAGACCGCCACCTGTAATTGCTGTTACTCGAATTGTGGTCTTAGTACTTGATGCGTCATAAAGTGTTCCGCCCACGGCTTCAAATTCATCGCCTGGAGCATACCCTATTCCGGGGTTAGCCACAGTAATATTAGTTAATCCTGCTGTTAAATTATCTGGTATAATACTAACTCTGTTAGGAGTGTAGTCAATTTCTAATTCGGAAACATTATACGGTATAAATTTGTAATGATCAACATAGATACTAATGTCACCTGTGATATTCTTAGCTGCTAGAGTATCTCTTTTGTAAATTTTCATTACCTGTACAATATCGTCACCTAATACAACATCGTCAGGAACTTCGTTAGGATCGAATCCTACAGCACGTAATCCGTAGATACCGTTACAGCTTGAGCCAGTAGTTGATCTTAGTTGTCCGCCATTGTTGGCAAAGTAACTGGTATAATTATAATAGGTAAACATACTAACTAATTCTGTTACCGCATTGTTAGTTGCTACAATTCCGTAACCTAAATCGTTGACCTGTGTAAAGTCATTGGACAACATTGATCTATTGCCAGCTGTCTCTATTACTATGTCAATTACTGACGTCCATGCTGGTATATACGGTGTTGATAGATCTAATGTTACAGTACAGGTGCCTGCAGGCTTATTATAGTTATTAACCTCGTTAATTTGATATCTAGTGCCATTTATTACAAAGCTGGTAGGAATTAGCGGTTGTCTAACAGTTAAACCACCTAGTTGTAATTCAGTAGTGGATATCTTTCCTACGATAGTTGCAGGAAGATTTCCAGCAAATCCGTCAATGTATTGACCTCCAGCAAATCGCTGTCTATTAATACTGCCGCTGAGACTAGTGTTTGTTTGGAAGTATGGTGATTTAGTCTGGATCTGTCCTTCTGGATCAAGCACACACATGAATCCGCCGTGGCCTTGTCCTGTAATGTTACGTAGGATAGTTCCGTCGTTTAACAAGAATACGTCCATGTGCTTGTTATCTTTGGGTGCGCTAGTAGACAAGGCAGGGTTTGAAAGATAATGATAACCAAAATTATTGCCTACTGGTGCTAGTCCAGAATTATTTAGAACTCTAATTGTTGCTCCGGATAGGGCCACGGTGGGCACGTGACTGATTGTAAACGTATTAGCACCAGTGACAGCTAATATCTTAGTGTCTTCTGGAATTGATCCAGTGCCGCTAGTTACAAATACAAACATATCTGATTCTAATCCTACAGTATCGGATACAGTAACAGTAGTTCCCGAACTGCTAACCCCTGTTAGATCGTATGATCTAACCAATCCGTCAAACTCATCGTCCCTATAGAAAAACATGTTAGCCCATTTACTTGTACTAATACCAGGCGCTGGGCGAATAATTACTCGTCTAAACTCATCACCTTTAATTGATACGTTAGTAGGCACTTTAATTGGATACTGTTCGTAATAAACACCAGTTTCAACTCGAATAGTAATTTGAGTTTCAGGAACAGGCTGACCAAACTCCAATGTTTCACCTGGAATAAACTCTAACAATGTAGAATTACCGTCGACACCGTATTCGACAATTTCACTTATGCTAGACACTAATTGTAAAATTAATGTGTCGGATCCTGCTTCACCTACTGTGCCTGATACATTTTGTACTTGTACAGATCGCTTGCGCACTAAGAATGTGTCAGGTAATGTTACTGTGGGTATTAATGAATTATCAATGATACTTTGTGCAAGTAAATTAATGTAGTTGATACCGTCAATGCATGGTGCTCTTTCAGTTACTGATAGCGCCGATACTAACCCGTTCCAAAATGCTCGAGCTGCCTTGATACTTTTAATATTTCCGCCATACTTGATGTCGTATACTAATGCATCTACAATCAATCCAGTATCTCGACGAGACTTAACTTGATCAAATTCTAAACTAGGATATTTTGCTTTGATAAATTCAGTAACTTCGTATACTATAAAATTTCTATTAAGTTCCAATCGCTCTGATGCATACGAATAATCGCTTTGAAAATAGACTAGATCAGTTCTGTTGTGTAATAGTTCAATTTGATAGACGCTGTTAGGGACTACGATTCCGTCGTAAGACAGAACTAATCCTGTAGCTCCGCTGCGTAATCCCCTAATAATACTGCCTTCTCGTAGATCTTTATTGGCTGCATCTTTGGTTTGATCAACGCCTAGTACTGTAGAATATACGTTTAGTGTTCTAGTACTGCCAAGGCCGACTGCAACAGTATTTAGATAACAGTTGTTTGTACCGCCATCGTAGGTTAATACTTGTCTATAAGGACCGGGTTCTCTTTGTGAATTATTAATTATTTCTTCTGCTCGTACACACGCAGCGTTGACAGTGGCATAAGCATAAGCAAATGCTCTACCTCTCTTATCTTCCGGAACTTCATCCTGATCATCCTTACCTGAAGTTGCCACAAATAGATTTGTCTGCGATGCAAAACTAGAACTATCTACATAGAATTTCGTGGCAGCTTGTAGGTCATCTGGACCGTTTGGACTACCTTGACCTGCAAATTCTCCTGGATGGTCTGACAGATATAAAGTGCCGTCCATTGTATCGCCTTGTCTACGAACAATTGACTTGCGGGGTAGTGCTTCGTTACTAACCCAATTTCCGGATAGTTCTGGATCAAAACTAGCATCAACGAATGTTTCAATACCCGGTGCTGTAGAGGGAACAACTACTGGATCGTTAACTATAATTCTTGCATCACCGCTAATTGCGTCTTCTCTAGTTTCGTGTACTGATAATCTATTTTTATCGAGATATCGTAGATAGTATGTAGTACCTGAGGTTAATCCTGTAGCCGGTGCCGTGCCTGTGATGTTATATACAAAAGAAATACCATTTGAACCACTGTTAAATCCGTGATCTGGTATTTGAGCGTATCCACTATTCCATGCATCAATCTCAATAGTATACTCATTGACAGTTAATGGCTCATCTCTTACTCGAATCTGGCTTCCAGTACCCGGGCCACCGCTAGCCTGCAAGTATCGTTGATCAGCAAACCCTTTGGTAATAACCAATTGATCAGCCGTTATATCAGTATCGTGTAGCGAATTAAAAGAATCTGCGGTTTCATCTGTAGGCTCTGCAAGATTTCCAATTGAAAATAACTGTCCGTTTAAATGTCCGCCTAGTTGAGGTTTGATATCATTACCTACTTTACCACCAGTGCTGATAATACGTATTTCGTTTTCATCACTGTGGTCAACAGCGATACCCTCGCCGCCTACTAGGTCTTTAGCCAGTAATCCATCACCGTCTGAATTGGATACAATTACCTGATCAACCCCATAGGTATTTGGGGTGTCGTCGAGGTCTTTAAAACTAATAGTATCGCCAGCTCCAAAAATTGAAAATAACTGTATAAAGTTATCGTTTACTTTACGGAACGATTCACGAATACTATCACCCGTACCGTCATTACCTTGTACGCCAATGTCAACGTTCTGTCTTGCCATATTATTCCCCTAGGTGGTCAAAATGATCATCTGCAACCGAAAAGCTACTTCCGCACCCGCAACTGGTTTGTGCATTTGGATTGTTTATACTAAATGTACTTCCATTTAGGTCTTCTTTATAGTCTATTTCTGCACCTGTAAGATACTGCATACTCATGCTGTCTACCAGCACTCGAAATTCGTCTAATGGAATTTCAAAGTCGTCTTCGTTGATTTCTTCGTCAAATGTAAACCCGTAGCTCATTCCGCTACAGCCACCACCTTGCACAAAGGTGCGTAATGCTAGTTTTGGATTGCCTTCTTCGCATAGTAAATCTTTAATTTTTGTTCTTGCTGATTGTGAAATTGTGATCATTTTTAACCCTCGATATGATATTTATCGAAAGTTTTTATAACCTTAATGTAAATACAGTTATGTATATTGGATCAGAATTTCGACTAACCCAGCACTATCGTACCAGCAAGCACGGTAAGGTGCATGTTTATTATCGTAAAAAGACTGTGATTGTTTTTAGATGTGACTGTTGCAAAGGAATATTCAACAGGGATAAAGGCAACATTGATCCCAAACGATTAAACAACAACTTTTATCACGTGTGTGGTGATTGTGATGTTAAGAAATTTGCTCAGAGCAAGGGGGTTGAAGCAAGAAAAATTTGGGATATGCCAGTGAGTAGTCTTAAGACCCTAGACCAACTCTAGAACTGATCACATTCCAGTTGATAATCTTCCATTGATTTTCTAAGTACTTGGCCTTGTTACTTTGATAGTCAAGAGCCCACGCATGTTCCCACCAGTCGATTAATAATACAATATCTTCTTTTATTTCGTGGTTTACAATGGTTTTTATTTTGCCGTTCTTAGCCAAGTATGCCCATCCACTACCCTGTATGGCCATGGCTACTTTGGTAAATTCTTCTTTAAATTTATCGTAAGTTTTAAAATGTTTTACAATAAATTCCGATGAAGGTCCGGTTGGAACATTCTTAGTAGTGGGTTTTTGGTATTGCGGGAACAGAGTATTGTGCAAAAACGCACCCGCTCGATTGAAGTCCTTATCGCCTTCACCCTTGTTGAAACGTGTTACATAGCCCTGTGCCAGTTCAGCATAGTGATAATCAATGGTATTTTTACTAATGGACGGTGCTAGGTCACTTTTGCCGTAAGGTAGTGATTCTAAAGAAAGTGTTTCTGTTTTACCTTCTACAATCTGTTGCCATTTTAATATTTCTTGATGCATACTGTATTTAGCTATAAATAAAAGCTCAAGGAGGAACATTATGTTCAACGCAATTAAAGAGTTTTTTACAGGCAAAAAGCCCGAAGCTGCCCCAGAGGTACCTTATAAGATTGATACCCCCGTATCTCCAGTTATTGAAGTGCCAGCTGTAACTGTAGTAGAAGCACCGGTCGTAACTATTGCTGAGCCAGCTCCAGTAGCTGAAGCTGCCCCATCTAAGAAGCCACGTGCTAAGAAGGCAAGCGGCCCAAGACCAGCTGTAAAAAAGCCACGTAAAACAAAATGATAAAAGGGCTTTGTGCCCTTTTATCTGTCCCACCATACGGCATAGTCCCCGTATTTTTCTAAACTTCTTTCTAACAGTTTAGCATACTCTACAGGGTTAACCTTACAAATTACAAATCCAGTAACTCTTGATGCTTCGTCATCGACCGGAACTGTATCAACTCCGTGTACAGCATGAGTGCAGGTTAAATGAAACGGAAACCTACTTTGTGGATACTGTGCATAAACTTTTTCATCTTGTATCACTTGATCCCACGGTATTTGTCTAATGCCCTCGGGTGTTTGCACTAAATTCATTAATCTTTTTTGTGTAGGTGCTAGTGCCTTTTTAAAGAATAATTTTGCCGGGCTCCTGTTTACAAGATAAAATCTTATTCCAAACCATAAATCTGGATCACTGTGTGCTCCAACATCTGTGTCGGGTTTTTGATTTAGCAGACTAAATGTGAATATTTTTTCTACAGGTAATTTTAAAACATAATCAGCTATTTGTGGAAATAATTCTTTAAATTCGTTAAAGTATTCTTGGCCACCGTCTTCTAAATCTGATCTCAGTATGTGAATTAATCTCCAAGGATATCTATCCTTTTCTTTACTCCAGCTGGCGGTGTATCGTAAATACGGACTATCAAGCGGAATTACTCCAGCAGCTCCATTTACTGATCCAGCAGGAGTACCTTTGTCTCTTTGATCCCGCATGGCTAGATAATCAATTAGTTGGTCTAAATCAACCTCAGGAGGCTCTGGCAAATCTAAAGGGCAATAAATTAAACCCTTGTATGGTTCTAGCTCTTTTGGAAATTCATGTTCAAGTGTTCTAGTTTTAATTTGTGTCATAGTCTATATATTTAAGCAGTTCTCGACTAGCTAAATTTTTACCTTTTGATTCGCACATAATATCAAACTGATCTAAAAAGGATAGAGCCCATTTATTTGTTTCATGATTCCAATAAAAATCACTATGAGCCCTAAGTTTTTGTTTTTTATGACCGGACTCTAACAGAGCTTGATAATTTGGCATAATGTCTGCATCGTGTCCGACAAGATAATCTTCTCTAGATAGGGAGTAATGCATAGTAGGACGCACACCACGCCAACTGTCCACAACCGACCGCACTCGCCGGTCAGTACTTTGGATGTATTCTCCTTCCCTAATCCAATGATGATGTACATCAAGCACAATAGGGATAATATCAGAAATACTAAGGCAATCATCTAAACCCCAGGAGTTTTCTTCGTTTTCAATTGTGATGCAATTTCTTGCTTCGGGGGTAAGTCTCGTGTGGGCAGAGCGAATACCTTGGGGACCGGCTCGACCCGAGATGTGGACATTGATTTTAAAGTCCTGAAATGATTTACCGTAGCCCATGAACCTGACCATATCTGCATGATATTCAAACTCCTCTATTGAACGATCTACGATATCCGAGTTATCGCTAGCCAACACAGTAAATTGGCCAGGATGAAAACTAAGCCTAACACCCATCTGGCGAGCCAAATCTCCCACTTTTCTAAATTCTCTTTCTGCATAGGTTCTAACATCGCTATCCCGCCAAAACCAGCTCCAGTCACGCTGAGTATATACAGGAAGTATATCGCTGCTGAGTCGTACCATTCTAAAAATTTCATCTAGTGCTCCTACACGTTCGACTAGCAAACGAGTAGATTCGATGTTGTTTTTCATTAGAGTCCACAACTTCTCAACAGCTACATCCTTGCTTTGTCTATTTAACCAAGCAACAGTAGTTGAACCAGTATTATAGATTTTAGCAGGATCTTTTGGCTTAATACCGTTGACCTGACTGGGATCATCAATCCACTTACAAGCAAATCCAATACGTTTAATCATTATATGCAATCAAAAAAATAGACATACATGATTATAACACGTATGTCTATTTAGGTCAACTAGTTTGGATTAAGCAAAAAGGTCTTCATTCCATTCGCGATGACCTTCTCGGAAAGCCATATTGCTTTGTGTTTCTCTAACTTCTACGCGATAGCACCATAAGCGTTTGCTTTCACCGTCACCCCACATATCCGGAATATAAACTCCATTAACGTATTTGTACAGTTGATCTGCCAATCCTTCGCACCCGAGTTTGGGTAGTATAGTCAGCTTGGCTAACTTACGCTTTTCCATTTCTTTATAAAAGTCTAACTCCGGATCATCTTCTGCTACTAACAGTGTATGATCAAACTGACTTTCTAAAATACCTTTGAGTTCTTTTAGGCCACCGTAGTCAGCCGCCCAGTTGCGAGCGTCTAGGTCGTTAGTGCCGAAGTAGAACTTCATGTTAAAACTGTAACCGTGAATTAAATTACAGTGACTATCAGCTCGCCATTGCCTGTAGGCGCATGGGAATGAGTCGTGATATTCTTTTGTGCTTGTGTACTTGTATTGTACGGGTTGAAGATTTGCCATCTCTAGTCTCCTTTGTAAGGTAGCAAGTTTGACGACATGCAGAGTTTATATAGCGGGATGAATGACGTTAAAGTCCGCTTGTAAGTACTTAGCTCAGGCTACTTTGAGCAAAATAATTTCTTCGTTAATGCGACCGTTCATTTTAGTATCAGTTGCATTAATATCGTCTAAGAATTTACGCAGTGCAATCTTGCCAGCTGCCTTAAACTCTTTCAATTTATCTTCCGGCTTACGGAGTGTCTTGCAGATACTTTTATGCTCATCAAACCCGGTAAGACTAGTACCTTTGACACCGAGCGTCTGGAACTCAGCGGCCACATACTTGCCTAGCTTACGACTCTTAGTGTTATAGATCCACAGTTCACCTGCACCGATGATATCAACTGGATTAACACTTACTAGTTTGAGAGGCTCATTAGTCTTCATGAACTTCAATTTAGCAACCAACTTTTCAGCAGGTACTGACTTCTTAGCACGTGGCGCACGATTGACCTTAGCTTCTTGTGCAAGCATATCACAAGCACTCATAATTTCTTGATAGAACGCAATCAAGTTCTTAATCTGCTTCTTTGAACGATGGCTGTAGCCTTCTTTCAATTGCTCATCTGCATTGCCGCTAGCAAGTTCTGTAAGTTCAGCTAAATCGCGTTCATAGTAACCTTTAATTAAACGTGCATGAGCTGCCTTAACTTCTTTACCTTTGAGCAAGTTAAGCATCTTAAATGCCTTTGGATCAAAGTTTTCTGGATCTGTTTGGAAGCTATCGATAGCTTCTTCAATCTCTTCAGTCATACGCATTGCAGCATCACGTACCCGTTCTTGAATCGTTGGTTGCACTACTGTAGACTTAACTTCTATAACTTCATCTGCATCGATATCGTTTTTGCCTTCTTCAACTACTTTACTAATGGCTGCAAGTAACCACTTTGCCGTATCGCGACCATCGTTGAAATCCTCACGTACAGCTGGCATACCTCTCAGTAAGCAACTAGCAATAGACCCCATAGTAGTGGAGCATCGATTGTCTTTGGTTTTCTTAAATGCAGCAATGTCTTCTTTCGTGCAACCAATAGTAGCCATCCATTTAAGAACAGCAGGTTTGAATGATTTGCTATCACCGTCGAGGCGATAGTAATCCATAGCACGATGCCAGTGACGTAAAAATTGTGCGGCGTCAAGCGTTTCAGTGCCTTCCCAAACTGGACTGTGATCCTTCTTCGCATTCTGGCGAATAGTAACACTGGTGATACGCTTAGATTCTTTTTTTGCCTTGGGTTTAATTTTTACGCCTGCTACTGTTGCCATTTTTCACTCCGTTGTGTTTAACAATACAACTATTATATAGTCATCTCACATAAAAGTCAAGCATTAAATAGCCAAAAGAAAACCCACCCGTAAGTCTATGACATCAGCGGGGTGGGCCAAATTATTACTTTTTAGCTGGTTTAGCGTCTGCTGGTGCTGTTTCTTTTGGTTTCTCAACTTTTGGCATTTCTTTACTTGCCTTTTTGCACTCAGTTTTTTCTGCATTAGCTTTATCTTTACAATCAATCTTTGCTGATTTTGGCACACGGGCTTCGATTTTTTTCCCGTTAGCGTCGATAGTTTTATTATCATTGGCATAAGCCAATCCAAAACTTAATGTTAAAATTAGAGCTGTAATTAGTTTCATTAATATCTCCTTGCTAATCAAATATTTATCCAAAAAAGAAAAGTGAGTCATGCCCACTTTTCTCTGTATGCCGCCATAGCACGTTGTCTAGCTAGCCATAATCGAAACTTTATATAGTCCGATAGTTCTTCATCAACTATCTTACCAAACTCGCCAGCTTTTCGATTACGACCAAAAGTGACCTCATCGTCTATTATGAGGTCACTGTCGTCTAGGTCAAACTTACTTTGCTGGAGTAGTAGCGGCTTTTGCGTCTGCTTTAGGTGCGTCTTTCTTTGCAGCGTCACTTTTTGCAGGCTTTTTCTCGTCCTTCTTAACTTCAGCTTTAGCCGGTGCTGAAGCAGGAGTTGATGGTGCCTTGGCTGGCTCAGCAGCGAATACAGTTGCGGCAAACATTGTTGCGATTAAAGTTGCGATCAATTTCATAATATTTCCTTTTTGGTTATGTAAGAATTGTTATCCCTACATATATATAACGCCTTAGCTTACAGCTTAGTTGACACCGTTTGGCGATCTTTTCTAAATTGTTCTACATCTTCTATGGCACTGGTTAACGTATTGGCGTAGTTAACAGCCTGTTGACGAGTTAAATGTACACTTGACTCAGTATCGATATAGCCCTTAGTAAGTAGAGTCCAAATATGATACCAGCGAGTTTTACTCCACCAATTGGTCTTGCCAGTTGTATAGATAGTAACAACGATAGCATGATCATCTGCTTCTACCCACATATTATGATTATGATCCTCGTCACCGCACCCGCAGGCAATTCGATAAACTTTTGAGTCTCCCCAATCGTTTGTTTTCATTATACCTTCTGCGGGAATTTGTAATGTCAAGTCCATAGACTATTCCTAGCTTTAATCAATCGAATCGTCATAGCTTCATCTTCTTTTTCGTAGGCTTCTTCAATCTTCCGTAGCAGTTTGTGAGCCTTGTCACTCTGCTTTTTAAGTTCGGGAGTCTTGTCAGCACTCATCCAACTCAGCTTACCACCATTGGCTAGCCGACTTGCTTCACAGTACTCAGTCCACCCACTAGCATCATATGGATCGGGTCTATTGCGATAGGTCACAGTCCACCATAGGTATAGCTCTTTGAGTTCTTTGGCTCGAAGTGCTTGATCAGTAGGCTTACCATAGTTAGGATCTTCGGGCTTACACCAGTCGGTATTAGTTAAGGTCATTGCCCAATCTAAGTGATCAAGACCTGCCTGCGGACAACGCCAAGTACGCCAACGGAACCAACCACTAGCCCAGAACGGTGCCTTGTACTTTGCTTTATCTTCTGCACTACCCCAAGCAATGTGACTCCATGCTGATTCAATTTCCACAAAGTCAACTAGTTCATTAAAAAGACATGGGAGAAAACGGTTCCCAACATCTGACCAAGTACCAGGCTTGATATCCCTAGGATGAGCAGTAAGAGCATGAGTCCTAGTAACCCAACGGTTATTAATATAGTATTTCGCATCGTAAATCTTTCTAATAGGCCATGTTACAAAATCCTGGATGTGACCAAGGGCTTCTTCAGCTAACCAGTAGCGAAAGTTATGCTTCATTTGGGCCGCAGTAGTCCACTCGTCCCACTCTTCGGCTGTACCTGCGCTGAGCTTTTTAGTGCCGCGAAGCCAGTCTGCAAAAGGTGTGCATGACCAATATCGTGAGTGTTGTGCCATTTTATTTTCTATCGCCGAATAGCTGTAATAGGTTAATAAACAAGTTAATGAAGTCCATGTACAAAGTCAAAGCGCCGCGAACTTCTTCACGCCCATCTGTTTCTATACTGACCATTTCGCGAATACGCTGTGTGTCGTAGGCAGTTAAGCCGAGGAAGATAATAATTGCCAGGGCACTAATCACCATTTGCATCACAGTACTACCAATGAAGATATTAATGATGCTGGCAATGATAATGGCAATCAATCCAATGATCATAAATTGCCCAACTCCACTAAGGTCCTTTTTAGTAAAGTATCCATAGCCACTCATTACTCCGAATAGTACTGCCGCACCCATAAATGCACTTACAATACTTCCCATAGTGAATACGGCAAATATAGTGGCAAAACTCAATCCCATTAATGCGGCAAAACCGTGTAGGAATAACTGTAGACCACTACGTGACCAATTGTCACTGACAAAACTATAGGCAAGGATTGCCACTAGTGGTGCAAAAATCACAATCCACTTTAAAACACCAGTAAAAAAGAATGCCAGTAATTCGGGTGACGTGCCTACTAAGTAACTGACAACCATACTGGTCAGCACCGCTAGACTCATGTTACCATAAACTCTGCCCATTGCCGAGTTAATCTCAGTGGCGGAACGATATGACATCCCACCTGTATAATTTGTTCCAAACATAAATTACTCCTTTTGAAAATATATTTAATCTACCTGCGTGAACTGCTCTAAAAAACTTATTTTATAACAACTATGCTCAGTAGGAGGATCTCCTAACGCATCTCTATAATGTACCCAAACATGTCCATCTACAACAACCTCATGTAACACTACAAATTTATTATTGTTTTTATCTTTCCAATGACTGCCAATCATATTTTCTCTCCTAGTTCAAACCCCCGGAATGATTTAAAGCGTGGGAATCGCAGACTGTATGTACCATCTTGATTCTGAGTAATAGCATCAGCACGAACTTCTACAATTTGACCATCAACTCTGCAATTCCAAAAGTCGTCTCGTTGTTGATCAGAAAAGCCACTACCAACATTGACACGAATATCCTTACCGTCATCAACACCTTCGCACACTAATGCACCCATTTTTCCTACATTACGACCAGTGCCTTCTTCTGTAGAAACTACAGTTAGACTTACCTCAATGAATGGCTTTAATTTGAGCCACGCCACTGAGCGTTTACACTTATAATCTGCTTCGGGATCTTTAAGCATAATTCCTTCGTATCCACCAGCAATAGCTAACGCATTAATTTCCTTGTAACGTGTCTGCCCTGCATCTGAATCTAAGTCAACTAGTTCTTGTGCTACGACTGTTACGTTAGGCAAGGCCGCTTCATTCTTTTCAAACCATGCTTTGAGCATCATACTACGAGTTGTTTGAGATTTATCCCATTCGCCTTTTTCAAAGTCAGCAAGCGGAATAAAGTCAAACAAGTTGAGTACCGCATCATTAGCTTTGGCACTGCTCTTGCGATGAATCTGTTTCATCAAATCTTGGAAAGTACCACTCATGATCTCACCATCTAGTACTACAGGATAAGGCGGCGGATCTTGTTTAACTACTGCAGAGATTTGATCTTTGACATGTGGAAAGTTCACTAATTCTTTTCCATTACGGCTAAACTGATCGACATGCCCATCAGGATATACAATAGTAATAACTCGAACCCCATCCAGCTTAACTTCGAGAATTTTCTCACCCGTGACCTTCGTTTCGTGATTAGCACTATCATGAGCAAGCTGACAACTGAAGATAGGTATAGCATAAGCGGCATAATCTTTTTCTACAACCTTGTTAATTGTTTTTTCACTAGTACCGCAACGTAAATCTTTAATAAGGATACGTCGATACCAACCATTCCATTCGGCCTTAGTGGCCAATGCCATCATTTCCTCAAGTGTATCTCTTGCAGCATTCCCGGTGACTGTACGATTACGAAAACCGCCAATGATGCTAACAAAAGTATTCCAAGGTAGCCCAGGGCCGTCTTGATCATGTTTTTCCTTTACTTGTTTAATACCAAATGTAACCATAGGATCTAGTGCCAACTGACACCCATGAAAGAACTCGTCATTTCCTTCTTTGGCAATAGCTTCAATAATAGCTTCTTTATTAAGGCGAGAAGGATGGATTTCCAGCGACCAAATATGATTAGCACAATGACTCATGTTTGACTCCGATAATTAACTGTATAATTGTTTATTATACAGCCTAGAGACTAATATGTCAAGTGATTTGATGTTTTAAATGGTTTACCGTTATGGGCATTTTCTAGCTGAGTCATGATCTTACGCTTCATTTGGCATACTTTTGGATGGGCATGATTGTACTCAAATGATTTCATAAAGCGTCCCCAGCCGTTTGGACGAATACGTTTTGGTACTGGGCTGTCCAAATATTCTTTAATAGCTCGAGTATCGAACCCAAATTTATCAATCATGTCTTGCGCTAGATTGAAACTGTGGGCGCCCATCTCGTCTCTATCGCCATAATACTCTTGCTCTTTACGATCTTTGGCATAGTAGGCTGTACTTTCGTACCCCGGAATATCTTTAAAATTGCGGGCTCTATATTGACGAGTATGGATAATTTCGTGCAACATGGTATCTGCAAATAGTACACAGATACGGTCCCATCGGTAGGAACTAGTTTTCATAGTGTTAGTATTGGTAGGAAATGCCAGTTCGATTTCAATAAATCGTTTTTTACCAGTCCTATCAAGGTCACTATAATATGCACCACCTACCCAGAGTTCGCCGTTTTTGACAGGTTTATATCTGCTGCTAACTACCCTAACAGGCAAGTGAGCTTTTATATGTTTGCTCATATGTTTGGTAATTTCGCTTATGGTCAGACGTTTATCTACGATCTCAGATTTGAGTTCGTAAAGCATTGAGTACAACATGTTTCGATCCAATGCGGACCAATTAAAAGCCTGACGGGCCATAGTACACTCCTAGACAATAGTATTTATAGTGTACTACGGGTAACCATTATCTACGCACTTTATGGGCGTTTTTCAATAACTTTATCAGCCAATCCGTACTCTACAGCTTCTGCAGCACTCAAAAACGTATCAAATTTCATAGCTTCATAAAGTTGAGCATAGGTTTTTCCAGCGGTATTATGCTTGACATACAGTTCAGTTAGGCGTTCGTTAATACGCTTAGATTCTTCAAAACTACGTCGTGCGTCTTCAAACTCCAGTTCCTGAACGTGTACAGTACCGCGGGTTCCGGGAGTACCAGAACTAACACGGTGAATCATTGTACGGGCTTCGGGCAGGACAAAACGCTTTCCAGGTGCGCCGGCTTGAGCAAGGAATGAGCCCATACTACAGGCTTGTCCCATAACGTATGTGGCGACGTCGGGTCTAATAAACTGCATGGTATCGTAAATAGCAAGGCCAGCAGTAACGGAGCCCCCAGGGCTATTGATAAACAAGTTAATGTCTTCATTACCTTGACTCTCTAAAAAAAGCAACTGTGCCACTAACAAGCTGGACGTATGCTCGTTAACATCCGTATCTAGCATAACAACACGGTCCTTGAGCAACCGGCTATAAATGTCATAGGCACGTTCACCTTTTGCTTCGGTCTCAATGACCATTGGTACTAGATTAGGCATTATCTTCCTCTATATATAATTGATTTTTGTAAAGCTCTAGCTGATCGATAAGCTGTTGTACCCCAACATGATTCATAGTCAGTGTACTATAACCTATTCTAAAAGCTATTCGATTGTCGTCTGTGTGCCCGATAGTGTAATGGATAGATGGATCCTTTTCTTTAGGAGCAGGCGGGGGAACTACTTTAGGTTCCGGAAAAGGAACTACGTTACTGTATTCAGATTTTTTAAACCAATCAAACATCGTCGTCTTCTTTATTGGGAGTTTCTAAAACAGGGAAACACATCTTTTCACCATCCCAACGCTGTCCGCACCAACACTCGCCTTCATTGTTAATGATACAAGCACCGGAGCCGCAACAGCGTGGATCTTCCATTTAGATTAACCTTTATTTGGAAAAGGCCAGGCGCCGGACTTCCATGCGCCTGATTGAACGGTTGCGCTAGTGTAACGGTAACGTTCATTGCCGCCGTACAATCTGTCATCAGTACCCTTTTCAAAACCTTCGCGATAGTTCAAACGATCTTTGCCGTAGAAGTCATCAGTGGCATTGTAGCTACCTTGAAAACCTGCAGAGTAACCTGCATAAAACGCACTGTTACCTAGCTTTGGTTCTGTATGTACAGGCTTGCTACTAACAGCACTAGTTTGAACTGGACGAGTAAATGCTTGTTCAGGTTCAACATCTAATTCACCAATAACTTCATAACGGCATGTACGACCCTTGGCATCATTGTAGTCACTTGGAATGCTTACAACATCTGCTGGGTTGATCTTAACAATAACTGTACGTTCGCCGCCGAAGCTAGTCAAATAGCTCATTGAGCAAAAGTGCAGGCCCGACGAACAAGTATTGTCCTTGTTGTCGTCAACATCATGTCGTTCCATTTCAACAACCTTACCAACGGAGTTATCCATTGTACCAGAGTGTACGTCAAAATAGTTAGCACGGACTTTCTTGTAAGCCAAGAAGTGCCCGTCCGGAGTAATTGGCAAGTTGCTCTTTTCCAAGAAGCCGTACAGTTCAGTAACAGCCCGCTTGCTAGGATTCTTGTACAAGTTCTCCATAAAGTTGACCATGGGTTCAATTGGAAAGCCTTCTTGCAACATTTGAATCATACGTACTGACAGGCCAGTGTTGAGTTCTTTGCCCTTCCAAAATAGGGTTTCACCTTGGATAGACACATTGCCTTGTCCGTAGTTCAACACAACCTTCTTAGGTTCGATAATGTCTGGAATAGAATCCCAGTCACCTGTCTTAATTGCCTCTAGTACCTTGTTATAGGTAATATTGGTCTTGCTAATCGTGTGGCTCTTGTTGCCAATTACAACAACAATGTTAGAGCCTTGAATCAAATATGGATAAGCCATTTTAAATACCTTTCTGTGTGTCAATCAAATTAACGTATTCGGCAACATCTTCGTTAGGAGCAGAACGCAAGAACTGCAGTAACGGATAACGTTTGCTAATGGTTGCACATTCATCAACAAACTTTTGGACTTGTGCTTCTGGGTTAAAAGTTACACCAGTAGCGTAACGTTGGCACAGTCGCTTTAAACTTAGTTCGCTGTAGCGAATCTTTTCGAACCCCTTAAATTGTGTTACTAATTTAGTGTATGGGCTAACAGGATTAGTCACAGCATTTACAATATTGCTATTATACGACAACAAGTTGAAACTGTCAACAGCCTGCATTACCAAACTCATTACAAGTTTGTTATCGATTGGCTTAGCCAATTCTTTAGCAATATGGTCTTCGATATTAATCCAATTTGTTTTAGTTTTAATAACGTCGATATCACCTTTACGCACACCGTAAATAGTAGTCTTCAAACCAGTCAAACCGCACTCTTTCAAATCGTTGTAAAACTCCTTGACATTACTCATACCGCACTTGCTGATAACTTCAAAGCCACTCAGTGGCAGGTAATAGTACGTAGTAGCTGTATCAAAGCTGTCGCTCTTACCAGCATCACGCCACACCATTTCTTTCTCACGATAGTAACCACCGTTGCCACGTTCTTGCAAACACATGATAGTGACGTTCTTACCTAAACCACTATCAGCACGTACTTTCTTTTCTAATGTACTAGCCTTGAAAATATTTTTAACAGGCGGATTACAAATTGCCTTAAAGAACGCTTTGACTTTCATTTCCTTGGTGCGATCAGCTGGCTCCAACACAAACACATTTTGACTGTGAATTGCCTGATCCTTTTGATTGCGATAGTGAAACTTAGCACGTTCTGTAGCACCAATCTTAGTATCGTTAATAACAAAATGTGCATTCACGTCACAAGTGATACTCCACATATTAATGTAGACCCACTGTCCGTTGACGTCCTTTTTGTTATCGTAGTCTGTACTAGGTTTAAGTGTAGTACACGTTTTGCTACCTCGAGTACGCTGGATACCTTTGAGTGCAATATTAAATTTGTTAGCAAGATCTTCAACTCCTAATTTAAATACAGCTGCATTACCGTACCGACCAGTGTCTAATGTAGCCAATTTAGTGTCGATGGCATACTTGTTAACAGCGGCAGACCAAAGTCCGTTGCTTCTCTTTTTAGCAAGAAAGTCTGCACGTTCCCACAAATTAGCAATAGCATCTGCTTCTGTAGCAATATGAACGGCTAACTGTGCATTAACGGCTTCTAACTTTCGTTTGATACTTTCAATAGTGCTAGGAATATATGACAAGCCTTCACGCGATGCTTGGAAGTCCAGCTCACCGATAGCAAAGTGCAATTCTAATCCGCCGTTCAACAAGCCACGCAATTCACCTAGGTTAGTGTCTGCTGCAGGCACATCGATTGGATAGGCAATATTACCCATAATGGCAACACTACGGCTGGCACTTTTGTAGCAATGCACTCCTGGAATAATATTTTCAGTTTCGTACTCTACATTAACAAACGTAAAGTCGGAGTTGCCTGAAATAACAGGACGCAATTTAAAGTAAGTATAAACCTGTCGAGCTTCTTGACGGAATTTGTCAAAGTCGTAGCGGTCGTTAACTGAGAACTTAACTTCAACACCCGACGGTTCATCACTAGATTCGTCCATCATCTTGGCAATACTAGGTACACCTGATTCGTTAATGAACGCAGTATAGATACCTTTGATGCCGTCTTTGATAGCGGTTACAGTAAAGTTATCTGTATAACTAAAAGGAGATTTTGAACCCAAACCTAACGCACCAATATAGTCGTTGCTGTCTGTTTTAGTAGATTCAAAATAGGTTGTATAGATATTAGTAACTTGTGCATGGCTCAAGCCAGTACCGTAGTCACGAATACTAAACCAAGGTTCCAAACTGTTCGGAAGATGTACATCAAACGGTGTGTCTTGTTTGCCAGCGGCAACATGACTGTCTACGGCATTACAGCTCAATTCACGAATGATAGCACGGACCTTGTTGGCATACAGGCCCGAGCTCAAAATACTAAACGCTTTAGCTGAGTTGCGAATACGGAACTCGCCAATCTCACCAACGTTACTCAAAACTGCTTCGTTTTGCGGACTGTTGTTAATAATCATCTAAAAACCTTTCTGTGTGTGTTTCGCTATGTATGTATTATAGCAACTTCTAGAGATCTAGTCAACTGTCAATGAGTCCAAATTTTGAACTCATTGAGTCCAAATACCAATTATTTTTTACCTCGAATAGTGTTAATTCTTTCCATTCGTTCGTAGTCTTCTCTGCATTCTTTTGAGCAGAATGCGCCGTCAACAGGTTCTTCGCAAGCCAAACACACACCGGTCTTTTCTGGTACTTTGGCTCGCATACGTAAACTTTCAGCCAACAACATTTCTGTCACCGCAGCTGCTTCTTCTAATGGATCACTCATTTTCTTCTTTCTTTTTAACCAAACTCTACCAAAGTAACTGTGCCATCTTTTTCGGCAACTCGTTTGGCAAATTCTTCAATCATCGGTATAATCCATTTCGAATCACCCCCAGCAAGTCCCATACCAATATAGGGCAAGCCAATTCGTTTATCACCGTACGCATGAATCAATTTTCGTAGAACCATTTCAAATGCTGTGTATTCAAATACATCAGTACCTTGACTCATATCATACTGAGTATAGGCGTTGACAACCAAAAACTTACCTGTAAAGGCTGTGGTATAATTGCCCAACTTGCGGTAGTCACCTTTTTCAGTTTCGTTATCAACTAGTGCCGCCATTGGGTAGCGTTTTCGAATCTCACGGGCAATGCCGCCGCCCATAGTATTGAAGCAATTACAACCTTGTACGATAATATCAAACTCGCCTGCCTCTGCTAAGTCCAGTAGATTACCTTTTGCGTGTTTCAATGTGTAGTCCATTTAAAAAGCATCGTAGTATGAAAAGTGCTGTTCTTTGACCTTGCTCAAAACAAGCTGAACACCGTCTATATTGGCAAATACAAACTTGCCAGTTTGGCTGTCAATCTTCTTCAACTCCGAGGGGGTGAATCGAATTGAACCCCAGTTCCAGTCAAAGTCGCCGTCTTCATCTTTAGTGTCCTCGTACTCTTTGAGATGTACTTGAACATGGCCTTGCAATGGATTGCCCTTCCATTCGGTGCTCTCCATGTCAACGGCTTTAACTTCTTCACCGTTACGGATAACCTTCATAGTGAACTTGTTACCGGAATCAAACTCTGGCTTAACGTTCAGCATACGGAGTGCATCTTCCGGTGCTTCATTGTAACGATTCATTTCTTCAACAGTTGCCTTTAACATGTCAAAGTTGAATTGGCTGAACAAACTAGCAATCTGACACAACTTGTCAGCATAGTGCTGAAGTGTTGCTTTCAAGTTGTCAGCACAATACTCCATAATAAAGTTAGCGTCGAGGCCCTTGTAGTCTAACATGTAGAACAAACGTCCAGGACGGTTACGCATGTGTTGGTCTACACGCCACTTGTCGTTACAGGTCAATACAAATAACTTCTTGCTAGGGAATACTCCATCTAACAAGGTCAATGCTTTTTCTTGGTCATCACTATCGTAGACCTTTTCGAACTCATCAAACAAGACCATGCATGGTTGTTCAATCATCTGCATGAAGGCATTAAACTTGTCGCCTACCCACGGAGCATTGATAACAATACAAGGAATGTCCATACGCTTTGCAGCTTCGATGGCCAAGTTCTTAGCCAGCAATGATTTACCGGAACCCTTTTCACCCGCTAGCATGACGCCAGTAGACGAGCTACGATCCATGAATGTGTTTAAGATACGGTCAGTGTTCTTGTCAAGGTCGCCGTAACGTTTGCCCTTGATTTCAAATGACTCAATGTGTTCTAGGTATAGAGGGCCGTCCATTGGCATCTCTTTAACCACGTAATTACCTGCTGGCAATGTATCGTGAAGATCCATGGCTTCTTTGCTAGAAACTCGGAATGTGTTACCCGACTTCAAAAAATATGACATTTTAATTGCCTTAATGTGTTGCTTAGTGTGTTATTATAACAACAGCATCAACTAGTGTCAATGCCTTGTTACATATTAGTTTTGAGTCATTGCTCAAATTATTGATATTTGTCGTCTAGTTCTACATTAGTAAGACCGGCAACCGTTTGGAACTTGTTCCATGCTTTTTTAGCAGCAGGGTTCTTTTCTAGTTCCTCGCTAGGTAATACAGCTTCTAACCAAATTTCTGGACGGCGACTAGGGTGTGCGCCAAACTTACGTGGCTGGTGCAATCGACCAGTTTCCCAAAGTTCGATACTTACTGACCGGAACCGATCTTCATCTTCGTCTTTGTAGCCATACCATTCTGGATTACTGCCTCCAAAGAATCCTCGCATTACAGCCGCGTCTGATCCACCAGCATAACCTTGCCAGATACCTTGCCACTGTTCATCGTCGTGCGGATCAAAATCTGTGCGAGTAATCAATACTAGCACATCAGCAATATCTACTTTGCCGTCAACAATATCTCTCACGCAACGACTATAGCTTAGTCCGATTTTCATATTATCTTCCTTGTCTTACATTACGAATAACTGGTCCATCTGTGACAAAACTTTTACCACCGAAAAACCCTTCATATACTCTGCGATTCCATTTAAGCTCAATTCTAATGCTTTTTTCCAAACTAATTGTAATATTTTGACCTGCTCTAAAATTTAATATATCTGCAACAAACTTTCTGCCGTTATCTTCACATATGACTTCACAGGTTTCTTCTACATATTGTTTCATAGCTTAAAGCTCACTTGTTTAATTGAATCCCATCTAAAACTTTTCCATGCTAAACTTTCAAGATCGTACACGGGTATAATATCCTCATTGATCTTTCTTTCCTTTTTAGGAGCAGGAAAATCAATAGGATTATCTGTGTTAGTATAGTGTACTGGTTCAGCTACAACAGGAACAAGTGACGGAGCAGTTGTACACTCCATCACTCGTTCAGTACCGTCTTTCTTTGTGAATATTACAATAACTGGACCTTGTTTCAAATGTCCACGAAGCCATTTTTTAAACATGGCTAAATCTTTTTCATTTAAAGTCATCTGATAACTTTGCCTTAAGTTCCGAATTTTCAGTTTCTAGTGCTTCAATATGGCCCGCCAACTGCATCAACATCTCGTACATATTTTTAGCAGTAGTCCGTACAACTTCTACAATGTTTATATTTTCTTCCATTTTACACCTCTAAAATTTTAGTGGGATCCCAGCCAGTGTCTTCGCTGTATCCATCGTTTTCGTAACCACGGGGATTACATACAATACGTGTCTCACCAATCACATAATCAAACGGATGATGGGTGTGCCCGTGTGTCCACAATTTAATTTGTGGATGATCCATGATAAACTCACTCAAGTCACTATGGTAGCCACCATTCATTAAAGTTTCATGAGCATAGGTTGGGTGACAACTCTTGAAACTTGGACTGTGATGCCCAACTACAACGCACTTCTTATCTTTATGTTCTTGGACAATATGCTTGATGTAGCCTAAGGTTTTGTCGTGGCGGATAGCAACGTCTAGCGCACTCATGGCTGCATAGTTTCTTTTGTCATTACGGATGATACGGAAGTCGTTCATCATACCTTCAATGGCATGCATGGTCAGTGGATCACGATTGTTCATGTTAGTCCAAAGTGTTCCACCAACAAATACAACATCATCAATAATCTTCATGTCTTGCTCTAACATAGTAATGTTAGGGTACTTGGCAATTTCATCCCGCATGTAATCAATACCTGCGTAAAATTTGCCGTTGTAGAATTCATGATTTCCCATAATGTAAATTACATGGGGAAACTGAAAACT